GGCGAGTCTTCCACCGTTCAGCGAAACCGCCATTCCTTCGGCGCAGTCAATCCGGTAATCGGGATTAACCGGGTGGACTGGAGCGGCAGCGGCGAGTTCTCCTTGCGGATTTACCGGGGCCTATCCCGCTGGCAGCGCAGATACGAGAGCATCACCGAACCCATTTTCCCCCTGATGCCGAACTGGCGGGACGGGATTACGGAACAGATCGAGTACTTGACGGATATCATTACCTCCTACGATGAGACCGAACAGCGGATCCGGGTACGGGACGAACCGCGCCGCAGCTTCGAGTATATGTTTACGGCCATGAACCGGGCGGAAATGGCGCTGTTGGAATCAACTATTTGGAAGCATCAGGGGAGCGAGCTCTGGTTGCCGCTCTGGACGGACGCCCGGTTCACGACGCACGCCATCCCCGACGGTGGGACCCAAGCGCGCGTCGAGACGGGGGCGTGGCTTGAACTCCAGGAAGACGGCTATGTCGTCTTGTATCAAGACCCGGTTCACTGGGAAATCAAGCGGGTGACCATCTTCTATGACAGCGCCGTTTTCTTTCTGGTGCCGGTTCAGAAAACCTGGCCCCAGGGAACGCTTGTGATCCCCGTGGCGCGCGCGGTTCCCAGCGAGAAGATTTCCGGACAGAAGGCGACGGCCGGATTGTTAGAGGCGCCGGTCCGGTTTGAGTTGGTGGTGAATCCCGATGCCTGACTATTTTGCAGGATATGAAATGTTTCTCGACGAGCCGAACCGGGTGGAAGATCTCCAGGACGACATCGTTCGGGCGATTCAAAGAAGGGATAACCGGATCGGCGTTTTTTCAAACAAGCTCAAAACGGATCGGCCGCGTTACGCCAAAACTATCTCTTTCATCCTAATGTCCCGCGAGGCGATCGCCGCGCACAATGAATGGCTGGCGCGGCGGGCCGGGCGGCTGGTCCCGTTTTGGTTCCCCTCCTGGCAGATGGACATCGCTTTGGTCCGGGATATCGAGCCGGGTCAGTCCGCCATGCGGATTGAACATATGGGGTATACCCAGAACTATCTGCCGAGCCGGGGGCGGCGGCGGATCATTCTGTTCCTGCGCGGCGGGGGTTATCTCACGGAATACATTATGGCGGCGACCGATAACGGGGACGGCACGGAATCGCTCTATTTCAGTTCACCCTTTGCTACAAAGATCGCCATGGGCGATGTAATCATGACGAGTTTCGTTTATCTGGTCCGGCTCGATACCGACCAGATCACCAGACGGTGGGAAACTCAAAGCATCATGACCGTGAGTTTCCCGGTCATCGAAGTCGTCGGGGAGGCGGAAGAAATTGAATAGCCTTTTCAATCTGGAACTCAGCCGGTTCTCCAGCCGGCCCATCGAGTTGTATCATTTCAGCCAAAAAAACCAGCATTGGTACTTTACCAGCACGGCCTCAAAGCAGAGCTTCGGGGGAAACGTGTATGTGCCGGAGACGATCGCGAGCTCCAACCTCGAACAAAAAACCGACGACGGGGAAGGGTCCATCGACATTACCGTGTCGGATTCCAATCCCATTGCTTTGAAGTTCGCCTCCGGCGTGCCGGCCGCTCCGATATGGGTGGAGATTACGAGAATCCAGAAGGGGACGAGCGAGTATCAAAAATATTTCCGGGGGCAGATCGCTTTGGCGACTTTCAAGGGGAATTCGGGGGAAGCGACGCTCCAATGTAAACCGCCCTTGGCGGCGCTCGATTTTAAAATCCCCCGGAATCTCTATCAAACCTTCTGTAACCGGGTGCTCTATGACGAACGGTGCGGCGTGAATAGCGCCGCTTTTTCATGTCCAGCCACGATTACCGACATCCAGGGAGACCAGCTCATTCTCCCCGAACTTGCGGAGTATCCGGATGACTGGTTCGCTTTGGGCTATGTCCAGTATCAAGACACCTACCGAATGATCGTCGGAAACTCTGGAAAGGCGGTCCGGGTGTTGGCGATGGCGACGGGCTGGAAGGCCGGGACGAAGGTCACGGTCTATGCCGGCTGTGACCACCGTAAAGACACCTGCCGGGACAAGTTCAAGAATCTGGATAATTTCTTGGGGTGGTACACGATCCCCACCAAAAATCCATTTGAGGATGGTATCGGCTGATGGCGTTTCTTGCAGTTTTATTCCTTAACATCGTTCTCAGCTCGATCGCTGCGCTCCTGAAACCGAAGCCGAAATATGACGCTCCGAAACCGTCGGCCTTAAGCGACTTTCAAGCGCCGACGGCGGAAGAGGGTTTAAACATCCCGGTGGTATCCGGGACGGTGAAAGTGGAGAATCCAAATGTGGTATGGTATGGCGATCTGAGGAATGTCCCCATCGTGGACGAGGTGGTCATCGGCCGGAAGTATGGGTTGTTCGGGCCGAAGAAGAAAGAGAAGATCACGGTCGGCTACAAGTATTACATGGGGATGCAGCTGGTTTTATCCATGGGGGCGATTGATTCCCTGCTTGAAATCTGGGTGGGCGACAAACTGGCCTGGTCCGGCGATCTGGCTTGCCCCGAGAATGGCGATAAAGCGAGCATCTTGATTGACAACCCCTTGCTTTTCGGCAGCAAGGAAGAAGGCGGAGTCCAAGGGCAGATTGACGTCTACTTCGGGACCGACACCCAACGGCCCAATGATTATCTGGCGGAGAAGCTGGGGGAAGCCGTCCCCGCCTGGCGGGGGATTTGCTACGTGGTGCTCCGGGGCGTCTATATCGGCAATTCGACAAGCTTGAGAAACTGGTCGTTTGTCATGCGGCGCTTCCCCCGGGAGCTCGGCGGCGGGCGGCACGACATTCAGGGTGACGCTAATCCTGCAGAGATGATTTACGAACTGGCCACGAATCCGGTGTGGTCGATTGGGATGCCGCCGGATTTCCTGGACGCCGAAAATCTCCGGCAAATGGCGGAGGCCCTGGCCGGGGAAGAGTTCGGGCTGTCGATGCAATATAGCCAGCAATCGACGGCCAAAGAGTACCTTTACGATATTTTACGTCATATCGACGCGGTCATGTACCAGGATTATTCGGTGGGGAAATTGCGGTTTAAGCTAATCCGGCACGAAGAGGTTACCCCGGATACGATAGTGCTGGATCCCAGCAACACCAACAACGTGGAGTTGGTCCAAAGCGGCTGGTCGGAGACTTCAAACAACATCAAAATCCGCTATGTAGACCGGAGCAAGGGGTTTAAACAGGGCATCGCGCCCTTTCACGACGCGGCGAATATCGCCATTCGAAACGGCGAAATTGAGGAAGAGGTCATGGACTACCTCGGCCTATCCCGTCTTGATCTGGCGCAGCGGGTCGCCATGCGGTCCCTCAGAGTGCTCTCGTTGCCGCTGGCGAAAGTCCGGCTAGAGACCAACCGGATCGGGACGCAGCTTCTGCCGGGCTCAATCTTCGTTTTGAATTGGCCGCCGCTCGGGATCACAAACCGGGTGTTCCGCTGCACGGTTCCCAATTACGGGACCATCGAATCGGGTACAGTGGAGATTGAGGCGATCGAGGATGCGTTTGGGCTAGAGAGCGGCTTCTATCTGCCGCCGGACGGCGCGGAGAACTACTACAAGCCCCCGGCCCAAATCCCCGTGCAACGGCTCATGGAACTGCCTTACCAGGTTGCCGAGGGCGAGGAACGGTTCGTGGCCGCTTTGGCGGTCAACCCCGGCGATGCGTTCGGGTATCAGATTTGGAACGATGACGGAGATGGTTTTTCGCAGTCCGGCGTTGGGGATCTGTTTACCCCGGCGGGCATCCTGACGACCTCATATCCTCAGGCGACGGATGCAGTCGATGAAACCGGAGTGGTTTTAGAATCCCTCCAGGGGATGGATTATCTGCGGTCGGTCACGAACGATGCGATGATGTCCGGCGTGAATCTCCTACTGGTCGGGGATGAGATCATGGCCTGGCGCACCATCGAGAAGCTTGATGAAAGGCGGTACCGGATCCGCGGAATCGTCCGGGGCGTCATGGACACGGTTCCCCTGAATCACGAGTCTGGCGCCCTGGCCTGGTTTATCTCCGCCGGGACCGGACTTGTCACCCCGGAGGCGCTGGCGTCCGATCGCATGATTATTGCCAAGCTACTACCCTTCAATATGAACGGGGTGGCGGCGCTGGATGGAGCGGAGGCATCCAGTTTGACCACGCGGAGCCGGGCGTTCCGGCCCTACCCGCCGGGGCGGGTGCGGATCAACGGTTTGGGATATCCCGGAGTGATTACGGGCGACGCGGCCATCACCTGGGCGCACCGTTATCGGGACCAGGCGGAGATCGTGACCCAGGACGCGGAGAGCACCGGCGATCCGGAGGGGGCTTATACCGTCCGGGTTTATTCCGGAAGCTCGCTAAAGCGGAAACTTTCCGAACTATCGGGAACGGGGTTTGAATACACGGCGGCTGAACGGCTGGCCGATGAAACCGACGGTCTCAAGCCGGTGAGGGTGGAGATTACGACGGTTGCGGATGCGGGCGAAAGCTACCTGCCGCAAGTAATGACTTTTGACATGGCGGGGTATGGAATGACCTATGGCAGATATTATGGAGGGGCGTAAATGTCGCAATTGACGAAGTTTTTAAAGCTGGCCTTTGGTTGGAAACTGGGGGAAAACGGCTGGAATGTGGAGATGGACAGCAACATCCAGAAGATCGACGTCGCGGTGGAGGGCTTGGAGGAGAAGGCGCATGCCCATGGTAACAAAGCGTTGCTGGATGCCTACACCTACAGCAACGAACAGATCGGCCAGGCGGTTGCTGCTGCCGAAGAGGGGGACGCTGACACCCTTGGAGGACACCCTGCAAGTGATTTTGAAACCCCTGAAGGGGCGCAACAGAAAGCGGATGCGGCTGAGAATGATGCAAAAGCATACGCTAATAGTTTGATTAATGATCTGATCAATGGAGCACCGGAGAATTTAAACACTTTAGAGGAATTGGCCTCCGCTCTTAATGATGATCAAGCCTTTGCTACTACTGTTTTAAATTTAATAGCTCAAAAAGCAGATTTAGGCCAGATCCCGACTTCTTTACCGGCAAATGGCGGAAATGCAGATACATTAGGTGGAGTTGCGCTGAATAGATTTATCTTTGGTGATAATAGTCACGGTTCTATTGTTAAAACCTCTGGTTCAGCGAATGATATCGTAAAGAGTGGATTCTATACCTGTTCTAGTAGTGTAACTGATCTTCCTGAAACTACTCAAACAGTTTTTATTCTTAATATTCAGCATGGAAATAATGATGCCGGTGCCACTCAATTAGGTTTTATTTATGGTTTTAATAAAAGCTATATTAGAAGCAAAAATAATGGTGTTTGGACATCTTGGGTTAAACTATGGAACGCTGAAAATGATGGATCAGGTTCGGGATTGGACGCAGATCTACTCGACGGAAAACATGCTTCTGATTTCGCTTTAGCTGGCTTTGGTCTGGGAAGTGACAGTATTAATATAATTGCGGATTGCAATGCTGTTACCGCAGCCGGGTGGTATTATATTAGCGATACTACTTCAAATCGGCCTGAAGGCTGGTGTACCATGATTCATTGTCCTGGTTCTGCCCCAACGGCAGCTACTCAGATTACTTTTGGGGTGTTAACAAATAATATTTATATTAGAGGTAAGAGTGGAGGTAATTGGGGTTCCTGGGTAAAATGTTGGAACAAAAATAATGATGGAACCGGATCTGGCCTGGACGCCGATTTAATTGACGGTATAGATTCAACAAGGATTATCTATGGAGATAATAGCTATGGTACTATTTTACAGGCTGCTTCTCCAGATACTATACAAAAGAGTGGATTTTATAGGTGTAATTCTGGATTAACGGGGCTTCCTACTTCTGATGCAATTTATTATATTATTCATGTAAATAATTCAAATGCCAGTAACCATGCAGTCCAAATAGCTATTCATATCTATGATCCTTCAAAAATCTATACTAGAATTAATAATGCAGGTGTTTGGACTTCATGGGTTAAACTTTTAGGCTCAGGTTTATTAACTGCTTCCGAAATTCCTAATTTAGATTGGAGTAAGATTACTACAGGTAAACCTACCACTTTGGCGGGGTATGGTATCACCGATGGGGCGACAGTAGATCATAAATACCATAAATTTGTTGATGGCACTTATTATTTTGATGCTTATGATCAGTCTAACTATCTAAGACTTTTTACAGAGACTGCCGCTTCTGATTGTTTAAGATATCAACCTATAGAGTCTGCAGAATATTATGATGGCAGCTCGTGGATTTCATGGCCCGAAGCGTTAAATGGTTTAACTAATATTCTCGATGGAAATGAAAATACTCTTGCTGTTCTTGATAGAACGCATAGAAATTTTAGGATGGTTATTAATTCAAATTATGTAGCGTGGCCTACGCGCACTCTTTTAGTATTACAAACCGGCTATGCAGGAACGGCTGGATTTCCAGGAGTGACAGTTACTTTTGAAAAGTATAATGGTACTGCATGGGCTTGGAAGGAGACCTGTGATTTTACTTCTGCTAATGGGTTCACTAATCACGGTATAATGATGAAAGTATCTAGTGGCTTACATGATGGCGGTACAAAAGTTAGAATTACAGTTTCATTCAATGATTTCGATGATAGTGGTACTGATAAGACCATGCCTATCAAAAGGCTAATGGTGTTATCGAACTACGTGGCGGGGAATAAATTACCTCCTTTTAATTGGGATTACGGCAGAAACATGTACTTTAACAATGAGTTATATGTTAACTCTAAAAAAGTTTACCATGCTGGCAACTTATCTTTCGGAAGCGGTTTATCTTATAATGGGAGCGTTTTAACTGCTTCGGGTGATGGGGGATCCGTACATGGTCAACAAGTATTTACTGCTAATGGTACTTTCACCGTCCCTGCTGGAGTTACACAAGTATATGTTTCAATGTGTGGCGGCGGAGGTGGAGGTGGGTACCCTGGATACCAGGTCCCAGGCGGGGCCTGTGGTGGGGGAGGAGGAGAATCTGTACTTAAGTATTCAGTAACAGTAACACCAGGAGAAAGCATACCTGTTACTATAGGAGCTGGTGGTTATGGTAGTGATGTTAGTGATGGTAGCTCAGGAGGTTCATCTAGTTTTGGATCTTATATTACTTGTGTAGGCGGTGCTGGTGGTAAAGGTATTACATCTCCAGGAATTGGGGGCAGCAGCGGTGGGGCAGGTAAACTTAAAGGTGGCAATGGTGGTTATAGTGGATTTATCGCTCCATCTTCAACTTATCTCCTTATTTCAGGTGCTGGTGGTAGTAGTGTTTTTGGTTACGGCGGAGTTGCAAATGCTATAAATACTACGTCTCAAATTTCAATAGCTGGAAACCCCGGTGTCGGTTATGGGGCTGGTGGTAGTGGCAGTCTTAAAAATTCTGCCAATGGACAAAAAGGTGGGGATGGTACACCTGGAATTTGCATCGTTGAGTGGTAAATTTAGGCTAACGAAAGGAAAAAGTTAAATGAGAGTTGCTCAAATTTTGTATGAAAAAGCTCATTGGATTTTTGAAACAGACGAGACCATGGATGAATTGAAATCTAGGTTTCACCCTTCTATCGTTTTTGTTGATATTACAGATCATCCCGAGGTCCAGGAAGGTTGGGATTATCACGCCGATGGCAGTTTTAGCCCATCCGAATCGGCATTGTTATTGAATCCCGAGGAGATTCGGCAGCAGCATCTTAACGCCCTTGATGAGGAATATAATCCTCAATTCGATGCCTTGACCCTCGCTTGGGCCACTGCATCTATGGAGGGAGATACGGAGACAGCAGCCGCACGCGTGGCAGATAAACAAACGCTCAAAGAGGAATATCAGAGGAAGAGGGAGGCGATATTGAGTGAGTAGACCGTACTGCGCGATCTGTGGCGCCAAGAATGATCCGGAGACGGGGAAGTGTAACGGCAAGGATTGCCCCAGAGCAAAATGATAGAAAGGGATGAGGGGATGGAAGACCAGCAGGTCTTTTTTCATTTTCTGCGGCGGCTCGGAGAGTTCCCGGTAGTCAAAACGATTGCCGGGATTTTTGTTTGGGTAGCGACATGGCTATATGGTGATTTTCGTTTGGCTTATGGCGCGGTGGCTGGTTTAGTCTTACTCGATTGGCTATCTGGTTTATATTATGCCTGGGCACATCCTAAGCTAAGGATTCGGTCTAAAAAACTACGGGCCGGGGCAGTCAAAATGTTTATCTATGCTGGACTGTTGGCGTTAGGACATCTTTGTAGTTTGGTGGAAATGGCAGCATTCGTACAGGCAATTATTGAGGGCTACATCATGATTACAGAGGGAATATCCTTAATAGAAAACTTCAAGAAGATCGCTGACCTGCACCGAGTGCGGATTGTTTTCCTGGACAAGTTGGCCGCCGTGTTGCAGGGGAAAATGGACAAATTGGGGGATGATACGAATGGTGACGCTTGAACAAAAGAGAAGATTTTTGCAACAGATCAAACAAGCTTCCGCGCTCGCGAAACAATCCGGGGCGGTTTATAACGAGGCGGTTTTGTTTGCGCAAGCGGCTCTGGAGTCTCGGTGGGGAAGTTCGGAGCTGACCCAGAAGGCGAACAATCTGTTCGGGATTAAGGCGGGAAAAGGATGGACGGGCCAAATATTAAGTCTGTCCACCAAGGAGTGGAGCAAGCAGAAGGGGTGGTATATGACGACCGCCGACTGGTGCAAATGGGATTCCTGGGCTGGGTGCGTTCTCTATTACTACACTGGGATGTTGAAGCGGTTATCCTGGTTCCGAGATGCCTTGCAACATGTAAACTGCGCCGATGATTTTCTCCGGGCGCTCCTTCCGGAGCCGGGGCAGCCGGGATGGGCTACCGACCCCAACTATTTTTCAAAGGTCCGGATGGTCGGGGCTGAGATCGAAAGGTTGGGTGGGCCGAAATGGGTATGAAAAAGTATTTGGTGGGGTTTTTGATCGGCGCACTCGCGGTTGTCTCAGTAGGTGCGTTTTTTTATTTCCGGCCCCGGCATGATCCGGTCCAGACTGAACTGCCCCGGAAAACTGTGGTTGAAAGCCCAAGCAGGGAACAAAAGCGGCAGGCGGACGTTAAATTGAGTAAGGAGAGCGAGACCAGGCTCTCAGGAAAAACGCACACCCCCATTACCTCCCTTTTAAAACCCGGCGATTCGGTAGAAGTACCAGTCGCCGGGTTTGTTTCTACCACGTACCTGGACGACGCCGGCAAGGAAATCGGCCAGGGCGAGCACCAGGTGACCGGTACCACCACCGTGACGCTCCAGGACGATGGCGGCATAAAGGCGGACACCCAATTTGAGGACTCGGTTGAGGTGGCCATCACGGCGGCGTCGGAGGCCGATAAGCGGTGGCACGTCGGGGTCATTGCCGGGATAGACACCCATGGGGATTTTGATCGGACGATTTATGGGCAGTATGACGCTCTTAAATTGAGTGTAAAACGGTTCGATGTAGTGGTGCCGATCCGGGCGGAATGGACGGCTGGAGAAGGGTGCCGGGTAATGGCCGGAGTAGAAGTTAGGTTTTAAAGTGGATGTCAGAGAATGACTGCATAATATATGATAGAAATCTTCCTTCCCCGATCCTCTCTGAAACAAGGGTGAAAGCCCCCGCCACCACCAGGCAGCGAGGGCTTTCTTTACTTACTGAAATTCTTAGTCTCTCCGTCTTCGGCCGGGGAGGCTAAATGTATGGACTTGGATGAATAGCATATTTTAAATCTCTGCTGGAAGAAATTTATAATATGCATTATAAATCCTAGATTATTCCTGACTTATCCCTTGCGTTTTTTCTTAGGAAAACGCCAGCACAGATATCCATACTTTGAAGCGATCATTAGCTGTCCCCATCTATTGGTGTATTGTTTACAGTATACATATCCGTCATCAGATGTATTGTTGTTAGTGTTAGGTTTCTCTGCCATTTTTCAATAGGTCTCCTTTGTAAAGACACCCATTGCAAAAAAATCAATCCCGTGATAAAATAAAGGCGATGAAAATTCATTTTATCCAGCCACACCGGATGGATTTTTCTTATTGTTAAGAGTTCTAGCTCTCAACAATAAGGCAATGGACGCCAGGTTTTTCTAACCACCTGGTGGTTTTTTTTCGGTCGTTTGCATCTAAAGAACCACCTTTCTACTATTTTCCGCTCATCATAATTTTCATCTGCACGTTTGCAGCTTCATAAGACACTCCACATTCACGCACTATCTCAGGAAGAGACATGTTTTTCGCTAAATGGGCTGGTATCAACAATTCACCAGCAAAAGCGTCTGCCTGCCATTCTGGATTTCGAAATGCTTCTAATTTTGCACCAGGCTGGAGACGTGCATGTCCGATTCTCGCCGGATAGTGGAATAAATAATGACCGACTTCATGTGCTACAGTAAAGCGATCTCTTCCAACTCCATTAAAGGCGCCCAGGTATACATCCTCACGAAAATAAATAGTATTTTCTTCGGGTCGAGTCAGACCATGCAAGTTCCCCATTGCTCGATCATCATCGATAATATAAGTAAATCCTGGAAAGAGCTCGGGTAGAACCAATTCGATAAATGGAAGTATCGGGAAATATGGTGTATTATCTAAATCGAATTGGCGTCTTAGCACCAAAGCCTTACGACGGATATCAAGTCTTGACATAGGAGCAGCAACGATGGTTTGTTCCATGGAGACTCCTTTCGCGACACGTCAATTCTGGCGCCGGAGTAATACTTTCAACTGGTCTTTTATATCTGGGTCAAGGCTTTTAAATTCACGGGCGAAAGATAGAACAAAATCACGATCGTCGTTTGAATAACCAGCGAGATCGATTTTCACTTGCTTTTCTGAAAGACGGGCGGCTTCTTTTAAATTAGCGATTTGTTCGTTATTTAGATAATAAATAGACGACAATTGTTGGATCCAATGTTGCGGGATATTGCGTTTCCCGATTTCAACAGCAGATAAATAGGCGGGGGTAACGCCAAGTTTATCGGCCATGTTTTTTAACAATTCATTATGGTCGATTCGTAACTTGCGGCAAAACTTTCCGAATTCGGTTAACACCGCAAACACCTCCTAACATCTACCATAATCATACCATGATATGGTAATCCGGTCAACTAATTTTTGTTGATTGACTAAACAATTTTCTAGTCAAGTCCTTAGCGGCTGGTTTTGGCGCTTAAGATAGACTTTAGAAGGAATATTTCCAGGTTTTCTTTAGGTGGAGATGGCATATGAGTATGAGGAAACAGATTAGTCTATCTATTGGGAATGAGTATTGGATAGAGGGAAGACCGGGGGTTGGAGTGGATATTCAGGAGTGGTGGCATATTATACGAAAGAACCATTTCCTCATACCTCAATTGAACTAATGAAAAAAGCCCTCGCTGCCTGATGGAGACAGGGGCTTTTAGATACTAATTGGATACTTTTTGTATACAACAATTCATTGATTGCATGTTATAATATGGATATCAAAACAAGTAATCATTTTTACTATAAACTCATATTATATTCCGACAAATTTAAACCGATACTTAACTAAAAACGATCACTCTGATAGAATACCAAATTTTGATTGATTTTTCAACGAATTAATTTACAAAATGAAATTGTGGTGATAAAATATGACTGAAAGCACCAATGGGAAATGCAAGAAGTTTCAAATTATTAAAGGGGGCGCTGGAGTCATGGAAGCCATATTGAAAGCTGGCGTTTGCACCATTGATTCAGCGAGTTTAGCAGAAACGAAAAAGTCAGAGTGGGATGAGATTAGAGACATTTTGTGTCCGGCGGCAAGTAAGCATAAGATAACCCCGAAGCGTTCAGAGGAAATATTGAAACAAGCTAGGGCTATTCTGAATGATAGTAGTTGTTGATACAAATGTTTTCATAAAATCATTATTGTATAATGATCAGTGGTGTAATCAAGTCTTAAGCCTTGAAGCTACTGGGCAGATCCAATTAGCAATGAACAAAGAAATGTATAATGAATTGGTTGTTCAGATATACCTTCTAACAAGAGAAATGGGTTTAGACGATAAATTTTTCTTTTCTATCAGCAAAAAACTATCTAATGTTCTATGGCGTATTTGTATGGCAGAACATAATATTTGTACGTTATTGTGCAAAGAAGATCCTGATGATAATAAGTTTCTTGATTGTGCTATTGAAAGTAAAGCAGATTACATTATAACAGAAGATCATCACTTTAATCCGGATTTTGAAAAACAAGTTAAAGATAAATATAGACATACCGTCAAGATTTTAAGTCCATATAATTTCATCAATGAATTTCATATGTTTAAACTCCGACATGCGGTAAATTCAAAAAGGATAACAAGATAAAAAAGACCAGATTAAGGTCTTTTTTTTATTTTAGAGATTACCGGACGAAGCCGCGAGCGTATCAAAATAGTAAGGTAAATCAATCACTAGCCTAGTTTATCAATCAAAATTCATCGCATAATCATATGGCTCCTGAATTTATGGCATATTACGTTTTCATCGTTACGCCTTCTTCACTATATACGTCACAATCCCCCAAACCGTAAACTCATCACCCTCATGGACCTCGATTGGCTCATACTCCGAATTGGCCGGCATGAGGAAAACCCGATTTCCGCTTTTCATTATCCTCTTCAGCGTGAATTCACCATTCACGCAGCACACTACCATAGCACCATCCCGGTACTCCAGCGACTTGTCTATCACCAGAAGATCTCCGTCCTCCGCTCCGGCGTCTTTCATGGAATTCCCGTTGACTCGGCCGTAAAAGGTCGCGGTTGGATGTTTAACTATAACGTCATTCAAGTTGGGGATGTTTTCAAGATCGAGCATCGCCATATCCTTCTTTCGAATACATGTTCGACTACTATTATAACCAATGGAGCGAAAAATGCAAAGCGAGTAAATTTTGAAGGAGTTTCGGTTTGCTAGACGAATTATGTAATAATGGATAATATTGGCGGCGGAGGTGGTTTAAATGCCAGAGTATGTCTGTACCAGGCTTGATGATAAGCCCGTGGAAGTAGAAACTTCCATGTCGTGGGTAGAAAAATGCGAAACGCATTCTAAATCGATTCTTATGTGTAAAAGCTTCATTAATGGTCGTTGTGTTGAAGATGATTATCTCGGTTGTAAGAAAGGCAAGGAGTTCTTAAGAAAAGTAGAGAATCAGGTGGTCTCTTAGTGAAATAAGTTCAATTATAGAGTAAAACCGGGCAATGACCCGGTTTTATTTTTTGTCCTGCTGCTCCTCCAACCACTTTTTAACGTCCTCTTGCTCAAACCTCACAGCCTTGCCTATTTTTAAATGGGGCATACCCTGCTTCATTAATCGATCCACCGTAGGCAAACTCACCTTTAACCATTCACAAAGATCTTCTTTCGTTAACATCCGATCACCCCTATTCGAACATATCTTACCATATCTTAAAAAATCTTTCAATATCTTATTGACTTATTTGATACGTAGAGATATAATAAGATATGTAAGGAAGAAATCAATGAGGGGGCGTTAGAGATGAAAGTTGGCGATTTTGTTTATACTCCGAGATTTTGCACAGTAAAAATTAAAGAGGTTTATACCGATGAGAGTCAAGCTCTAAAAGACGGGTATTTGGAACCAACATATTACAAGGATAGCCAATACAAGATTTATGGAAAGCACATCGGGACAAACACTATGGATTTTGCAGCCATCCAAATCTAACCCGGCCCAGCGCCGGTCCCGTCCGGGCAAAGCCCGCTGAGGAGTCCGTGGAAGTCGGACGAAACGGGGATTAGAAGAAGGGAGGTTATGACAATATGACCACAAACACTATCAAAGCAGATCGTGTCAAAAAACTACTGTACAAGCGGCCGGCTCTAGCTATACTGGGCTACGATATGATCACCAGTGAACTGTATGAAATTCAATCGGCTTGCGGAGATGTACAGTGGTTTATTGATAGCGACGATGATACGTTGCTTAACGCTCTCGACGGAAACGAAGAGGACGAATACGAGTTCCGCATGGCTTTTTCGGATTTAATTGCCAAAGCGGATGCTCTAGATAATGCAATGAGGGACAGCGTTGTCAGAGAAATGTTTGATGACTGTACGGTTTCGTTAATCGGAAACCGCTACAAAACGATTGGATATGACAGCATGGAAGAGGATTATTTTTCGCTCACGTCATTTGAGCAAGAGTTGGCTTTCACCGAGAGTGGCCAAAGGCTGATGCGTAAAACGAAACAAGAGATGATTGCGAGCATCGGCCAATGTCTCGGTGTAACTATTGCATTCCTTGACCTGCGTCAGGCCTATGATTACCTGAAGGCGACGTTAGACATTCTGCGGGATGAAAATACATCAATACTCCAGACGATAAAAGCAATCGAGGACGCCTATTGTGATGCCGAAAAGGCGGATTTTTCATACTATCGCAATGAAAGCAAACGGTTTGATCTGCTGCTATCATCCATTCCGGATAGGATATGGATTGAATGATATATTTAACACCCGAAGATTAACAGGCCCCCGGTCCTCCGGGGTAATGCGGGAGCCAGGAGACTGGCGGAAAGGAGAATATCATGTCAGATTATGAAACCCGGAAAGCCAACCGAATCAACCGATACCGCGAGCTCGCGGCAAAGAACCAACGCCTATTCCATCAGCTTCATCAACAGGCCCATACTATGGCGGATGTCATCCCGTTTGGCCAGCCGATCCTTATCGGCCACCACTCGGAGGGGAGGGATCGGCGCTACCGGGAACGCATTCACCGGACCTTTGAGCGAGCCTTTGAGGCATCCGACCGGGCCGATTATTTTGAAGAACGGGCCGCAGCAATTGAGGAGAACCGGGCCATTTCATCAGACGACCCCACCGCGGCGGATCAGATCCGTGCCAAGATCGCGGAACTAGAGAAGAATCAAGAACTCTTTAAGAAGATAAATAAGGCGGTTCGCCTGAAAGACAAGGAGAAGCAAATGGCGGCCCTCAAGGCGCTAGGCCTATCGGACACCGAGATCAAAGAAACGCTTACTCCGGACTGCATGGGGCGAATCGGAATCCCTGGATTTTCTCTCAGCAATAATAACGCCAACATCCGCCGATATAAGGATCGGCTGGAGAAGATTGAACGGCTGGCAAGGATGGAAACCCGCGAGATCGAATCAAACGGAATCCGGATGGTCGAGAACGTGGAAACTAACCGAATTCAGCTTTTCTTCCCGGGGATACCGGAGGAGCGAGTCCGCCAATGGTTGAGCCATCACGGATTCCATTGGAGCCGAACCAACGGCTGCTGGCAGCGCATGATCAGCCCATACGCCCGAGACTTGGCCAAAAAGGTCATGAATGGAATAGAAGATTTTAAACACTTATTATAGTCGTAATTGTTCAATAACAGGCCCACCCGGGCCACCGTCGCCGGATACCGGCCTGATGATGACTGCTGAGATGCGGCCGAAACGGAGGGGTGCAGCTTGAACGTTAATCCTTTATTTGTGTGTAAAAAATGTGGTAAGAAAATTCGAGTTAGTCCTCAAATATATCTCAAAGCATATTTGGGTCATGAGTTATGTTTGAGCTGCCGAGGAAACAAGGCGGTGGATAAAGCCGATAAAAGCAGGTGATACCTTCAATTTTTCTTTATTCCAAAATAAATTTTTTAAATACTATAAATACGAAGGAGGAAAAACCTTGTCAAACCAAGAACAAACCGTTATTATCGTCGATTCCGGGCGGCAATTTGTTAAGGCGATTTGCGGCCAAACTTTACGCCTAATCCCATCCGTCGTCGCTCCAGCCCGAGAGTTCCGCATGGATCTCAACCTCTCGGATCCGAAGTATCATTGGGTGGCCATCGATGGCCAAGAATACTTCGTCGGCGCTCTGGCCCTGGAGCAATCAAAGGACGCCGCCCAAGAGCGCGACCCGGACAAGACGAACCGAAACAATCACATCTTGGTTGTCACGGCCTGCGCGTCATTTCTGCACAGAAGCGACGAACAAGTTACCCTTCTGACCAACTGCCCGGCGCGGGATTGGCGGCGCCAGAAGGACCATATCCGACAGGCTTTCCTCGGCCGCTATACGGTGACCAAGAAGGCTGGGCCGGACCGGGAAACAGTCGATTTTACGATCGGCGATGTCAAAGTGCTTCCCGAGGGTGCCATGGCCTATTTCGGATATGTCTATGACGATGAGAACATGGTCCAGCTTCACCCCGAGTTTCTGAAAGCCAATGTCTTAGTTTTGGAATGCGGCGATCAGACTATCAACTACATATCCATGATGCGCGGCGTGTATCGGGATGATGACTGCGGAAGCCTCGATCTCGGCCTATACAACGCCCACGCTGACGTACAAAAGTGGCTGGAATCCCAGGGAGTCGAAATCACACAGTCTGAATTATCGCGGGTCATTATCGGCCAAGAAGCGATTTACCGCGGCAAGAACATCATCGATTACCGATCGGCGCTCCGGGACGCTTACGCCGGGCTGGTCACCAAGATTTTGAACCAGCTCCAATCCAGGTTAAAATTTGGAAACTACCAGCACTTACTCTTGGTCGGCGGCGGCGCGGGTCCGCTCCGTGATGAATTGCAGCGGCGGCTTGGCGATCTGCTGGATATTCATTGCCCGGAAGATGCCCAGTGGCTTAATGCTTACGGTGCAAAGGTTATGTATGAATTGAATAGGAAGAAGGGATAAAAACCAGTGCCAACATATCGCTATTTTGCTACTAAAACCAAAAGAAATGGCAGAAAAACAGTCCATGAATGTTTTGCAGGACTTGTCGGTACTGATACGACAATGGATGATCCGGAGATAGTAAAATTTATCGTAAAAGTTGTTATTAAACGCCATCCAGGAGCATATCTCCGAAAGTTTGTAGAAATAAAGGAGCAACAAGATGGGAAACCACCGACATAACAAAGATAACCCCAATGCTCGGCAAGTCCTAACCTGTTATTATTACCCAGACCATCCCCGGGCGAAAGAAATCGAAGATTGGCGGGAGCGGCACTCAACCGAGAAGATAACGAACGCCATTCTTGAGGCTATTCTGGAACAAAACGACCGGGAAACGCAATCCATCGAGAAGACTATCGATCTGGCCGCCGAGGTTGCCGCTCTACGGGAAGAGGTTGAAGAACTGAAGAAGCGGCCATTTACGGCGCCGGCCGCATCGGAGATTGGCGGAAACAAAGAGACGGAGGAAAACAGAGAGCCGGATCCGGATGTTGGTGGGTTTTTTGAGGATTGA